GCTTTACCTCAGACGATCAGAGAGGACAACCTTCGCCGGAAAAGCGGAGGCTCTATGAAGACGATTTTGATGCTGATGGTGGCTGGTTTGGTAGCAACGCCGCTGCAAGCTCAGCAGGTCATGGACGGGCGCGGAAAGGGCGACGAGACTGCTTTCGCAAAACTGGTGGCCGAAGCCCTTATCGGCAAGACAAATGGCCCGTATTCAGCGCAGCTCGCCAAGCTGAAGCAAAAGGGTGATGACGTCTGCGGCCTGGTAAACCTAAAGGGCGCGAGCGGCGGTTACGTCGGCTTCCGGCCGTTCCTCTTTTCCCAGGGCCAAGTGTTTTTGGACCAGACAACGCCGTGCTAGCCCCTACGCCCGAACAGGGCATCGAACAGCTTGCTGCTCAGCGGACGTTCCGAGACCTCAGGCTTATCCGCCTGTTTGGCCTCGACGTCCTTCTTCTCGAAGTAGATCCGCATCCGGGTCATGTCCAAACGCTCGATCGCGTCCAGATGCCAGGGTGAAGGGTCTATGCGCCGGAGGCGGAACCATGCGGCGATCTGGACCGGCTGCAGCGGGTTGATGCCATAGCCTGTGCCCTCGCGGGTCCGGTCCAGTCTCCAGAACCAATCCCAAACGTGGCGCCCCGCTACCGGGACGCGCGGTTTCTTGCCATCGAGCTGATCACGCAGGCATCGGTCTAGCCGGCTAATCAGCTTTTTATAAAACCCGACCGCCGGTCGGCCACGTACCTCACCTGGTTTTCGATGAGCGGATACTTCGTCAGGATCGTCACGGCGTTCTCTTCCGAGTGCGTCAGGCGATCAGGGCCGATCGGCAGGTTCCAGCCGGTCGTGAGTTTGGCGAGGTAGGAGATGGAACGGCGCCGCTGGATGTCGGGACTGTCAAGGTCGACATTGCCTTCCTTGGCTGCCTCTTCCTCCATCTCTTTCTGAAGCGCGCGGGATGCGGCCTGTGCGCGGGTGCTGTCAGGACCGCAGACGGTGATGATCAGCCCCGTGTCCTTGCCGTTCGGACCGAGGATCTTGACGCCGATCCCCTCTTCCTGAAGGCGAAGGTTGTCATCGAATGCCGAGAGGTCGAAGAACTCTGCTTCCTGCTTGGCCATCATGCACCCGCAGCCGCTGCAACGTCGACGACCTTGCTGTTGATTTCGACCGTGCCAGAGATGACGCGGGCCGTGTTGGCGCCGCCGCCCGCCTCCTGAGACGACATGACGATGCCGTAGAACAGCTTCTTGGACGGCGTAGGTGCCGAGCCGGTCGGCGGAGCATCGTCGAACTCGATCTTGAAGGGGTAGTTGTAGGGCGTGTTGGAGGCGGCGATGAGCGCGATCTGCCCGACGTCGTTCGGCACGATCAGGAAGTTGTTCTGCATCGAGCCTGCATTCTTCGTGCCCTTGGCCTTCGAGGTGCGACCCTGCGAGATAACGTCTTCGGAGATGAGCGTGGCGCTGTCGCCGATGGCGCCCATCGTCTGCCAGCCCTTGATTTCGGTCCAGGTGACGGAGGTGAAGTCCGTGGCGTCGATATCGTCATCATCGGGCACGCTGGTGACGGCCGCACCGATGAAGAACTTGGCGCCGGAAACCGGGTAAAGTTGCATGGGGTTTTCCCTTCATGTCTGATTGCGCTTGCCGAGGGCGCGGGAGGCGGCAGGCCAATCAGGCCGGCTGGAAGAAGCAGCGCCAGCGGATGGTCACTGGCACGGTGAAATGGGTGTCGCCGGTGACGAGCACGCTGATCTCGGGATCCTCGTCGATGCGGACCTGCACATCATCGCGGATGACCTTCGAGCCGCGCTTCAGGTAGGCCCGGATGCTGCCGGCGAGGTTGTAGGCATCGACGATCGCGGCCGCCTTTGGCCACATCACGTTGGCGCGCATGAAGCCTTGCCGGATCGGATCGAGTTGCAACGAGAGGTCCGTCTCGATTGATCGGTTGAAGTGGATCTCGATGCTGACGAACTTGCTGTTGCTCTGAGGTGTGAAAGCCTGACCAGGGATGACCACGGTCACGCCCGCCGGCGGAACGAAATCCTGCATCGCCCTCGCGAGCGCCTGGAAAATCTTCTTTTCGGTCGTGTCGGCCATCTGCTAAGGCTCTCCTATGGCCGCCAAGCTCACCGACCGCGAAATCTATGCTCTGCTCGACCAGGCCCACGACCTGTTCAAGGACCGTGAGGGCGCGACCGAGGGTGGCAATGCTGTGATCGATTTGTTCAAAGGCAACACGGATCTGATCCAGCGCGCCATGCTGATCATGCTGAAGGAGGGCCACCTTCGAAGCGGGTCCGAACCTTCGCCTCAGCAGCCGTGACGATCTGCGGCCAGCGCTGTGTAACAGCATCGACGAAGCCGAAGCCCGCCTGGTTATAGACCCGGCCCAGACTATCCTCTCCGACGAAGCCGTAGTTCATGCGAGCCGCATAGGCTGCTTGAAACCCAAGATATACCGTGGAGCCGAGTTCAGCGCCGGCGATCACCAGCTCAAGGCCGCTGTCGTTGAACGTCGTCTTCTCCGGCTTGATAGTTGGCATGTCCGAGGTGGATGCCATCAGCGAGCGCCGCAGGTTGCCGGTCCGAACCGGCATCCGACCGCCATCGGCAACAGCGGTGCGGACTTCGTTGGCGACGGCCTGCGCCGCCTCTTGGAAGACAGTTTCCATTGCGCCTTCAGTCTGCTGCGCCCATTCGCTAATCTGGGCTGCGAAGCTCATCAGCGGCCTCGCGAGCGGGCGAATGCCTCGCTGAAATTGAAGTTGTATTCCACGTCGCAGCGGCAGTTGATGATCTCGCCGGCGCCAGCACCAAGCGCAGTATCGCCCGGGTAGCGCAGCATCGCTCCCGACGGCGACATGAACGGCAGATCCATTCCGGTCACTTCCTGCGCGTTGAGGATCATGTGCGTGTGCCGAACCCGGCCATCCCCTGCCGAGCGCCACTTACGGGTGACGAGGCTGGCATCGCGGCCGGCGGCATCCAGCCCCTGCTGATAGGCCTCATGCTTGGCCGACATGACCGAGGTATAGGTCTCGGTCCGGGCAATGGTCTCACCGCGAAGCTTCAGGTTCCGGTCTCTCAGACGCATCAGCACCTTGTTGAGCGTGTCGGCGTCCACGGGCTTGCCAGCGGCGATTGCCTTTCTCACGGCGCTGTCGAGCCGCTTGTCGCGCGTCTGCAGCGCCAGGTACTTCGCCATCAGCTTCGGATCGCCGGACAGGAGATTGATCCGCGTCCTGTTCATCAGCTCCGCCTGCGGGCCGTTGAGGCCGATGACGCCGCCTTCCCGCTTGCCGGTGATCGCGCTCTTGCGGCCAACCAGGTCGAGGGCAATGCTGTTTGGGCCCTGCCCCTGCGCATAGGCCGCGACGATGGTCTCGCGTGCCGCCTGCTTCGTGGTCTCCGTCTCGCGCGTGATCAGCGCCGACGATAGATCCCGAATGTTCGCCTCTGCCCGTTGGTTGCTCACGTCCCAGCGCCAGACAACACGGGCGCCGAGGAAGTCGGCCAGCTTCGGGATGGTCTTGGCCACCAGCGCCCCGCCGGCGTTGAATGCCTGTCGGATTGCTTCCGTCAGCGGACGGAATGCACTCGGTTGGATATGGAGGGCTCGGATCGCCCCTTCGATATCCTGCCTCTCCAGCCGGTCGACCACCTCGCGCAGAACGATCTCGGACTTGATGTCGTCGACCGAGGCGTTGAACGCCTTCTGCATGTCGGGCGCCAGGGTGTTGATCAGGTCCTGGAGCTGCTGGCGAAGACTGGCCATCAGTCGGGCTTGCTGGCCTTCTCGACGGCCTTTGCGGCGGTCTGGTTGGCGGGCGTAACCAGGCCGATCCCAATAAGCGCGGTGGCCTTTGCTGCGCTCACCTCGTAGGTGTCGCCAACCTTCTTGCCGTCATGCTTCAGAACGGCTTCCACTTTGACGTTGCTCATGCTGCTGTCCTTCCTTGTGCGATGTAGACGACAGGCGTCTGCCCGTCGAACCGGTTGGGATCGATGCTGACGATCAGGTAGCTCTTGCCGCCGGCGGAGACCTGCATGCCGACCGTGGGCTCCACGTCGAGCCCGATCGCGCTGATAGATCTGGACGT